AGCCGATCATGACCTGTAGTTCGACGCCCTTGGTCGGCAACGCGACCTTTCCATCGGTATCGTCAATGCGTAGCGTGAGCTCGTCGGCGTGGCCTGCGCGGCTTGTCGTGATGGTGAGTTCAGACAGTCGGGGGCGGATGCGGTCGGTGACATCCTTACCGCCGAGGACGATCTTGCACGTCGCCTGGAGAATGGGTGTTGCGTCCATTACGCGGCCTTCTCCGGCTTTTTGCTGTCCTGATCGGCCGGGAGGCTGTCGTCGCGTGTGAGCGTCAGGGAGAAGCCCACGCGGCGCGGGGTACCGTCCCCAACGTGATCGGACTGGTCCGTTTGCAGGCTATCGATGTGGTACACGCCGTAGACGTAACCCGCGCCGTCGACGAGCACGTACGCTTCGCCGCCACGGCCCATATCTTCAAGCTCGGTGATCGACGACAGCGATCCAGTCACTTCTGGCGCGACGACGCCCGATATGGTGATGGATTCCTCGCCGGGGCCCAGCTTCTGATAGGCGTCTCGCTGCCCAACGCGTACTGCTGCCGCGTGCTTGAACTGCATCGAGCGCTGCAACTTGTCGTATGCAGCGGTCGACATCCCAAAGGCGAACGGCCCGAGGGCCAGCATGTGGGTCATGGTCAATCCTCGTCCGAGTATGCCGAGCGCTTCTTCGCCTCGGTGCTGCGCTGGTGATCGCGCAGGGCGTTGTTGATGGCTTGCTGTGCTTCCTGCGGGCTCATGCCGCGCGCGTCGACCTGGACGTGATACGTGTCGCCGCCGGCACCGGCTGCGATCGCGCGAGGTGTAACGATCGACGCGTCGGCACCAGGCTTCGCGCCCATCGGGTTTCGAGCGATTGAGTCGGAGATCCGCCGGGCCTTATCGCTATCCCCGGGCATGATCCAATCCAGCGGCTCGCCGGCACCGGCGCCGGCCTGTCCGGTGATCCGCTGCCACATGGCGTATAGCCGCTCGATCACGCCGCGAACGCGTTCGATCTTCTCGTGGATCCAATCCATGGCCGTTGTAGCGCCGTCCTGAATCCCATGCCAGAGGCCGGTGAAGAACTCGCCGATCTGGCCCCACGTCACGACGACCCAGCCAGCGGCGTTGCCGATGGCTTCGCCCAGTCCGATAAACATGCGCACACCGTAGGTCAACCCATCGACCAGGACGCCGAGTGCCGCGCCGATGACATTGCCGAACGACGCACCGCTGGCCCGAGCTCCGTCCAACTGCTGCGACGTCGCCTTGACTGGCTCGATCAACTGCATGAACCACCGCCAGACGTCTCCCGCGACTTCGGCGAGCCACGCGAACGCTGGAGCGAGCGGGGCGACGGCTTGCTTGACGCGATCGAAGGCCGGGGCGATACCTTCCCCGATGCCTTGGCCGACGCCCTGGAACCAGGCCTTGATCGGCTCCCAGTATTTACGGATCACCAGGGCGGTCACGACGACCAGGGCGAGCACGGCGGCGATGGCCGCCAGGGTGGCCCCAGATAGGCCTGCCACGGCAAGCGCAGCGATGCGGGCACCCGAACCTAGGCGAGCAAGGAGGCCGGCCTGTGCGGCGCCTGCGGCCGCGGTTCCTCCGGCAGCTGCAGCGCTGCTACCGGCCGCCGCCGCCCCGGCGCCGAGGACGCGGCCCAGTGCGAGGCGAATGCCGGTGGCCTTGAAGGCGAAGCGGAGCAGCGCGAACTGGGAGAGCAGGCCGCCGAGGGCGATCATCAAGCCGCCAGCGGCCGTGGCCAGCACGCCGAAGCCACCGGCCGTAATCGTCAGTGCCTTCGCCAGGCGAGGATTGCCTTCGGCCCACGCCGTCAGGCGCTTGACGACCGCGACGAGCTTCGTCAGCCCAGCAACGTAGACGGGCAACAATTGGGTGCCGAGCTCGCGATACAGATCCCGCTTTTTAGCTTCGAGGTCGATCTCCATGCCGCCAGCGGTGCCGCCGGCTTCCTTGTAGAGGGCGTCGACACCGTATGCCTTCGGCGCAGCGGCCAGGTGCTTGGCGATGTTGTTGCGTTCGAGGTACAGGGAGGCGAACAAGTCGCCGCCCTTGCGCCCCGAAAAGAGCGCATTGATCTTGCTGACCACCTGCTGGTCGTTCAGCGCGCCGCCCGGGTTGAGCTTGGGCACGATGCGTTGCATCAGGAATTCGTAGGGGTTCGACCGATAAAGGTCGCCGTCCTTGAGTGCGTCGGGTAGCAGCTTCGTGACGTGGCCGGTCTTGCCGTATTTCACTGCGTTCTTGTTGAGAAGCCCGAGGCTCGCCAGTTCCTCGGCCGCCTGCTGCGTGGTGCGTCCGGCGGCAAAATTCTGGTACGCGGTTGCGAGGCCGGTACCGGCACGGTGGCCGCCCATTTCCTGCATTGTGTGGAGAAGGCCGAAGAAGAAGGTCTTGTCATCCAGCTGTTTCGCCGCGACGCCGCCGGTCTTGATCATGTTGAGCAGATCTTCGGGCTTGACCAGGCCGCCAGATGCCACATACGCCTGCGTCGCGTAATCGAGGACGCGTTTCAGGCTCTCCGGATTCTTCGCTGCGCCTCGGAGCTCGGCGACCTTGAGCAGATCCATGAACATGGCTTCGGCGTTCTCGCCGTGGCCTTCGCCGTGGCCGTTCTGGGCCATCACCGCTTCGATGCCGAACTTCATGCGGGCAAGGTAAGGCGTGACCTGCTCGGACTCGTGCATGTCGCGCAGGACGCTGTTAGCTTCCTTGAGCAGCTTGAGGTTGTCCGTCGCGCTTGAACCGACGATGTCCATGCTACGGGCAAACTTCACCGCATCGGCCACGGCATCGTCGCCCAAGCCCTGCGAGCGAAGCTGGGCAACTTGCTGCTGGAAGGCCTTGGCCTCGTCCAGCCCGGGACGCACGGCGCCGAGCACGGCGTGGCCGGTAGCCATCGCCGCCGCGCCGCCAATCGCCATGTTGGCGCCGACACCCTGCGAGCGTTGCAACTGCGATCGAGCGGCGGCCATGCGCTGCTGTTGCTGATTGATGCCGGACATCCGCTGCTGCTGCGTTGCCATCGTGGCGTTGACCGACGCGATCTCGCCGCGCAGCTGACGCTCCGCGCCGGCAAGGTTCTTCGTCGACACGCCGGCAGCGTTCAACTGCTCGCGCACGCCCTTTAGCTTCGCCTGGTTGGACGCGAAGTCGCGCTCGGTCTTCTTCACTTCAGCCCGGGCGGCGGCGAAGTCCTTGATCTGCGCCCGGCTCGCCATGCCTGTGTCGGCGATGGCCTTGCCCATGGCCGACGCCCGATCGCGCGCGGTCTTGAGGTCGCGGGCCAGATCACGTCCGCCTCGAGAGAGGTTTCGGAACGCGTTGACGGCGCCCTGGGTCTTCTCCAGATCCTTGAGGCGCTGGCGGGTATCGCGCAGCGCCTTGGCCGACTGTGTGGCCTGCCCCGTGATGGACTTCAGCGGCCCTGTGGCCTTTTCCACGAGAGCGAGCAGGACGTTGAGCTTGAGATCCATATCACTCCTTGGCGCCGCTGCGTGCAACGGCGCGTTCGTGCCACATCATCAGTTCGGCCGCGCCCATTGGGTCCATCGATTGGGGCGGCCAGTGGAAGACGACGGCGATATCCGCCATCACATCCTCTACGCGATCGGGAAGCTTTCCTTCGCCTGCCTCGTCAACAAAAAACCACTCACCTCCGTGGCGAGCTGCACCAGGTCGGCCGGGTCCATGGCGATCACGTCCTGTTTGACCAGGGCGGGCGTGGTGATACGCGGCAGCACGATCTCAAGCGCGCCGTAGTCCATGTTCAGAAGGTTCACGAGCGATACGCCGCGCAGCTCGCCGCCCTGCGGCTTGCGCACGCTGATGGATTCGATGGTCTGCTCGCCGCGCTTGATCGGGGTTTCGAGGGTGACGGTCTTGCTGCTGCTCATGTAAGGCTCCAAAATGCGAAGGAATGAAGGCGCCCGGGGTTGCCGGGCACCCGGTCAATACGGGTGGGTTACCACTGACCCAGCGCGGCGCGCTGGGCAGCGAGGACGTCGATACCGTCGACGATGAGGATGTTCGCGAGCGCGTCGTATTCGATCTCGATCGAACCGTTGACGGTCAGCTTGTAGTAAGCGCACGGCATCGTGTACTTGACCTCGGTGAGGGTCTGCGCCTTCGAATCGCCCGGGTCGATTTCCTTGTAGCGACCCCGCGCGACAACCTCGACGGCGTCGTAGAGGCCGGTGTCATCGCTCTGGTACGCGCCGGACCAGCGCAGGCCCACCGCATCGACGGTCGTGGCCGCGTAGGCGCGCATGGGACCGCGCAGGAGCTCGTTGGCGGAGAAGGCAATCTCGATCTTCTCCTGGCCGAGATCGATCTCCACCGGGCCAGCCATGCCGCCGTTGATGAGGTCTTCGGTCTTGCGCGACAGCTTGGGCAGCGTCACGGTCGCCACCTTGCCCAGCCAGGATTCACCGTCTTGCGACAGGTTGAAGTTTTTCAGTACGCGGGGAAGCGCCATGGTTCGGGATCTCCGTTAGGTCGGGAATGGCGGCCCCGAGGGGCCGCCGTGTCGGTCAGGCGTTGTTGGTGGTCGCGACGGCGGTGGCCAGGTCCGCGAAGTACGTGTCGGTGAAGGTCTGCTGCAGCGTGATCTGTTCGAACGGCGGGACCGGCGTGTAGTCGTAGCTGATCTGGAACTTGCCGTTCTTCATCTCGTCGGGCGTGTTGAGCGACGGATCGAACCAGGCCTTTCCACCGATCAGGTAACCGTCGCGCTTGAACTGGCGCAACTTGCGATTGAAGCCGTCGACGACGTCGCGGATCAGGCCTGCCGAGGCGGGCTTGTCGGCATACTCGAAGAGCGATTCGCCCATGGATTCGGTGATGACCTGGGCGGTCCGGGTATAGGACTCGAAGGTGAACTGCGCCTCGTCGCACGTGCGCGAGCCCCAGAAGCGGAAGCCGTTACGATTGATCAGGGTGGTGATGCCCTGCGCATTCAGAAGGTCCGCATCGCTTCCGCCATCGCCGAGGAACTGGAAGAACACGTCCTTGGTGATGCCCGTTACGTTGTCGACAGGGACGTTGGAGAGCGTCTTGTGCCAGCCAACCTGCTGGTCCAGCTGCGCGCGCAGGCCGAGAGCGATCGCCACGGTCTGTGCCTTCGCCGTCGCGGCCGCAGTGGTATCGAAATAGCTGAAATCCGGCCAGATCAGCATGAGCTCGCGCGCACCGAAGTCCTCGCGATAGGCGAGGCAATCCGAGATCGTCAAGCAGTCGTCGCACATCGCGTAGACGAAGCCGCGCAGCTTCTTTGCGACCGTTACCATGGCGGTTGTCACGGCCTGCGTATCGAGACCGGGTACGCCGAGGATGCGTGGGCGGACCTTCAGGCTGGACTCGGCGGTCAGAAGGGCCTGCATGCCGGTGTACTTGCCGTTCGCGTTGACCGTGCCGATGACGTTAGCGGTCGTTGCGGCATCGTCGACGCCCTCGGTGACGCGCACGACGACGACGGGGCAGCGGACGAGGCCGCTGATGGCGTTGAGCGAGCTGGAGAGGGTGCCCTTGATGCCAGCCTTTGCAATCGCGGCCTTCGCGTCAGTGATGAGGACCGGAGTATCGAGTGGGAATGTTGCGGCGTCGGCGTCCATCGCCGTGCAGACCATGCCGATAACTGCGGTGGAGATCGTGGTGACAGAGAGCGGGGAGCCGTTAACTTCGTCCGGTCGGGCGCCGTGGTGGTATTCGGTAGCCATGGTGTTTCCTCGTGTTGTGGGCGATCAGTTGCGATGACGTGGGCTGGATGGCGTCCTGGTGGACAGAGGGATGGCGAGCGCCTGGGACACGCCGCGATCCCGGGTTAGCTCGCCGCCGCAGCGACAGCGTTGATGGCGTCAATGGCAGACTTAGCCTCGGCGTTGGCGAGGTCTTCCGTTTCGGCAGCGTTGACCTTCCCTTTGCCGATAAGGCGGGCCGAACGAATCGCAACCAGGGCGGCGTTCCAGTTGGCGGCAGTGGCGATGATGTCGTCGGCCGCCTGCTCCGGCGTCATGCCCGACGCGATGCACTGGCATTGCACGGTCTCGGGAACCTCGCCCGTGTAACCGGCAGCTTTGAACGCCCGCGCGTCAATATCCGCCTGTTGGTACTCGGCCAGGCGACCAGGGCTTGGGCCGCCGATCGCGATGTATGCAACGTCGGCCTGCGCATCGACGGATGCGCACAGACCGGCCTTGACCTGGATCAGCGAAGGCACCGCCGGATACATGGCGATCGGATAACCGTGCTCGTCAGGCTGGATGCTTGCCCCTTTGCACTGGGCCGAAAATACGGCGGCGTAGTCTTCCGCCGTGACTTCGACGGCGTCACCGGGAATGCCATCGCCGTGGATGTCTGTGTCGTAGAAGCCGCGGGTGTCTGCGCTGTAGAAAATGGTCATGGTGATTCCTATCAGTAGCCCAAGGCGATCCAGCAGCACTGGTTTGCATCGCGGGCGCCGTTCGGTCCCCACGAGTTGAGGACTAGCCCCGTCTTGATGAGGTTCCAGTAGTTTGCGTAGCTCGGCGCGCCCACTTTCGAAGGCGTGATGAAGCAAGCCACTGGACCGTTTGGGAAGGCGATGGGGAACGTGATGTAGGTATCGGCGGAATTGGACGACGGGTTGATGCCCCACTGGAGGATCAGGCCGCTCGGGAGCTTCTGGTACCCGCCGTTGCCGAACGACGCGGCGAAGACGGAGGCGTTCTTCAGCTGCGCCGACCCGCCCACAACGCGCCACATGTTGTCGCCCGAGTACACGAACGTGACGCAGTCGCCGGAATTGACGGTAATGTTCGCCGACGACGCAGCGTTGACGCCGATGATGTCGGGCCCGCTGGGCACGACGATCCACGGGGAGACCGTGCCCGAGGTGAATGTGATCGTCGTCCCTTTGACCAGGGACGAGAGGATCGGAAGCCAGACGGTGCCCGTGCCTCCGCCAGTCACGGTGCCGAGAACGATGACCTTGCCGGCGTGGCTCGCATTAAGCACTGCATTGGCAGCGAGAAAGTCCGGACTGCCGGCGAAATTGCCCAGCGCGCGCTGTACGAACTCAGTCGTTGCGATCGACGTGTCCTTGTCGAACTGCGGGGGAGTAACACCGGCATCGCCTCCGAATAGGGTCACGGCACCCAACATGGCGCCGCCTGCCAGCGCGAGCTTCGCGTTGAGCGCGTCCTGCAGGCCGTCGACGTTCGCGATGTTGTGAGTGTGCGGCGACGGCTTGAACGTCGTGGGGACATCGGTAAGATTCGCCCACGCCTGGTAGAACGATCCGTCCTTGCCGTCGAGCTTGTCGGCGTCCAGTCCGTTGCCGGCGCCAGTGTCGTATTGCGCCGCGCTGCGGATGCCGAGCGCCGTGACGAACGCCGCGACGCTCGCCTTCGTGAGCATGGTCTTGACGAAGTCAGAAGGTGCACCGATGCCAAAACGGGCATTGATGGCTGCCAGCAGGCCCTTGGGCGTAACGGTCCTCTGCGTGTCTGTGCCGGCGATTGTCTCGTCGTCGGTCGCCAGCTCGGCGATGCCCATCCGTTCGGTCGTCGCACCCGGGTTACTGAAGTTGGTGTCGCCGAAGGTGATCTGCGTGGCGTCGATATCAGCGAACTGGACGTCCGCCGAAATCAACATGGCGGCCTGCGCCGACTTCTCGACGATCACGTCCGGCTGGCCGTAGGAGGCGAACAGCGTGCCGTCAGCCAGGTAGAGGCCGAAGCCGCGCACCGAATAGACGTCGGCTCCGGTGTCGCTGATCGTGACGTGGATCGTATCGGCGGCCGTGGCGCCGCCCTTGATCGTGGTGACGCGCTTGATTTCGTCCGGAAGGGCGGATCCTGAAGCGAAAGCGGTCGCCGTCAGGCCGACCGCAGTGACCAGGACGGCGTTGGTACCGTCGCCCGCAAGGTTGCGCAGTGCTGCACGTCCTGCGGCGGTCACGGTGATGCGGATAGCTGCGGCCATTAGTGGACTCCGGCAAACTGCAGGCGCGCGTAGGCGACCGGTCGGGCATAGGCGATCACGCCGATGCCGCCCGAGGACGCGACGCCCTGGGTGAATGTGAAGTGCGATCGAGCCGGCTTAGTGCGGCTGACCTCGGCGATGATGTCGTCGACGAATTGAGCCGAGGCCTCTTGGCCGCCCTGTGTCGGCACGGTGAGGATCAGGGTGAAGGTGTGTGGTACGCCCTTGGGCTCCTGCTGCCACCACTCGCTGATCTCAACGTGCCCGCCGAACGATTCGACTACGTCGCGCACGGATTTGGCCGTGCCCTTTCGCCTTGCGATGTCGACGGCCATCTTCACGCGATTTCGCTTGACGACTTCCGGCCAGTACGGCTTCCACGCATCGACGGACAGCGACCAGGCCAGCCAGGGCAGCTGGTTCATGGCGATCGTGTCGGGGTTCCACAGCGTCGCCATGGGAACGGGTAGGTCGAGCAGCGAGACGCCGACCTGTTCCAGGGCCCGTTCGAGCTCGCTCGCGTTCGGGGGCAGGAGGCTACGCACCGACGCCCTCGTCGGTGATGGTGATGGCCGTGCAGTTCGCCGCCTGCGTGTCGCTGATGACGATCGTAGCGCCGGGGGAGTCCAGCACAACGTTCTGGATGCCGGCGACCTGCAGCGACGCGTACAGGCCGGACAGGGTGATGTCGCGCCCCAGCCGGCGGGAGTTCGCGAGATACGCATCAAGGCTCGATCGCGACGCGGCAAGTGCCACGCTCGAATCGGGTCCGGCAAAAGTCCAGATCCGCGCCTTGACCTCGAACGGAACGATCTCTGCCGACTGGACGGTAACGAAGTCGGTCAGCGGGCGAACGTCTTCCGCGCTTACCGTGGCGTTGACCAAGGCGACGAGCTCGGCGCTGGCGGTGCCGTCGCCGACGCGGGACAGGACCGACACCACGACGTACCCGGGCTGAGGGCTCGTGGCACTGGCGTCGAGGACATCGCCGGACGCACTACGTGCGTGAAACACGTAGGCGGCCTCGGGGCCGGCCACTGAAAACGACGACGGGGCGAGCGTAATTCGATCGCGGAAATCGTCGTCTGCCTCCATGATGGGGTCCGGGATGCCGTGGTCGGGATCGGCCGGCGTAATGACCAGGCGCACGACGCCAAGAAGGGCGCCGAGGTTGTCGAGATCGGCGCCCTTCGCTTCAGCGAGCATCACGGCGCGCGAGGCGTCGTTGATCCGCTGACGAAGGCCCATCGCGATATAGACGATCGTTTGCAGGACTTTCGCGGGGAGCGTCGACTCGAGCTCGGTGTTGAAGTCGGGCCACAGTTCCTTGAGCTTCGCGGCGGCCAGCGCGTAGAGCGTTTCGAAGTCGAGTGTTTCGACGACGTCCGGCGGCGGCAGCTTGGACAGCTGGATGGCGTCGGTCATGCGGGGCTCCCGGTGGTAAAGGACAGGCGGAAGCTCTGCGCGGTCGGCGCATCGACGATGTTGGCGGTCAGGTTCACCAGCCAGGCGCCTTGAACGGTGTCAGACGGGGCGACGGACACGCGTGTCAGGGTGATACGCGGCTCCCATCGGAGAATTGCCGTGGCGCACGCCGCGAACAGCAGGACGCGGTTGGCGGCGTTTGCCGGCGAATCGATCAGGTTGAACAGACGGGAGCCATAGTCGCGGCGGGCGATACGCGAGCCCAGCGGCGTGGTCAGGATGTCGTTGATCGACTGGCGCAGATCGTCGAAGGCGCTGGTCTCGGCGCCGGTGGTGTGATCCATGCCGGTCATTGCGGGCCATCCGAAAGAGCACTGCCACGCGTCACGCCCTTCGTCTTGTGGTTGACCAGGCTGATGCTTCCGGCGACGACGTCCACGTCACTGGTGATTTTCCCGGCGGTGTGCGACGCCCCATCGACATCCGTGTCGCCGGTCACTTTCATGTTTCCTTCGAAGCGGGAATCGCCCTTGAAAAGGAAACCGCCCGGTGCGGTCACCTCGACACGGCCGCCCTCGGGCAGCGTCCCGCGCAACACATGCGTGGCGATGTCGTAGAGCAGCACGGCACCATCGCCGAACAGGAAAATGAAATTGTCGGCGGTCGCGCCATCGGGAGGCGGCAGGAGATTCGAAGGGATGCCGCAAACGGCGATGCCGGCGGAAAGGTCACCATTGGGCGAGAAATAAACGACCTGTTCGCCCGGGGAAGGTGGCGACCAGCGCCGCAGACCTTTCCCCGAGCCAAGAGATACCCATGGTCGTGGCGTTGTAAGGAGTCCTCCGACCTTCACACGGACGCGCGGTGGCGCGATGGTCACCGAATCAACGGTGCCGAACCGGATGAGGTTTGCCAGGCGTCGTGCGAG